AAAACAGGTTCCCCCCGGTCGTTCAAGAAACACTGGAACACCTGCGACTACTAATCAAGGTAAAATGTATTCACCACAAGACATCCAAAAGTTTTTTAACGATGTCCGAACTGGTAAGTACAAAGGCCGAGAGCCAGAGCGTGACCGAATCGAACGCGATATTTTTGCTGCACAGCGAGAAAATCGTATCCAAGTTAATGCCTGATTAGAGGAGTTTCACCATGTCTTATCCCGTTTCCCCCGGTCGTCCCAATTACAGCGGTAACTTTATCCCTGAGATTTGGTCTGGCAAATTGATTGAAAATTTCTACGACGCCACCGTGCTCGCAGCGATCTCTAACACCGATTACGAAGGCGAGATTCGCCAGTACGGTGACACTGTAAATATCCGCACTACACCGGAAATCACCATCCGCGACTACGTAAAAGGTCAAACCTTGGTCGTAGAAAATCCTGACAAACCAAAAATTCAATTAATCATTGACAAAGGCGAGTACTTCTCCTGCGTTGAAGATGATGTGGACAAGGTTCAGTCGGACATCAACTTGATGGATACTTGGTCAAAGGACGCTTCTGAGCGTATGAAGATCAAGATTGACACACGTGTGTTGACCGACATCCTGCCCGGTATCGTAGCTGCCAACAAGGGCGCAGCCGCTGGTGAGCAGTCTGCCTCATTTAACCTCGGTACAAGCGCTGCTCCGCTAACCGTGACCAAAGATGGCGCTTCTAGCACCACCTCTGTTGTTGACCTAATAGTTGACCTCGGCACTGTATTGGACGAAGCTAACTCACCTGAAGCTGATCGCTTTGTAATTATTCCTGCCAAGATGGCTGGTTTGATTAAGAAGTCTGAACTGAAGGACGCTTCGTTGACTGGCGACAGCATGTCTATCGTCCGTAATGGTCGTCTGGGTATGGTTGATCGTTTTACTATCTACGTGAGCCACAACTTGAGTGTGTCTTCAGGTAAGTACAACATCATTGCCGGTCACAAGATGGGCTTCACGTTTGCATCACAGATGACAAATATGGAAACCATCCGCTCCGAATCAACCTTTGGCAACATTATCCGTGGCTTACAAGTCTATGGGTATAAAGTTACCAAGGGCGAAGCTTTGGCAACGGCTGTTATCAGCTTCTAAGTCTCCCCAACATACTGAAAGGAAATTAAAATGGCTGCATATACTGACACACTCGGGTTCAATAAGGGTACCGCTGCGTACCCCGCGAACGTCACCGACATCTCTAAGTTTGAAGTGACTTTAAACTTTGCCACAATCATTGCTGCTCGCTCTGCTGCTAGTGCTACTGCACTGGCTGCTGCTGACACACTGCAAGTGATTTCTCTACCTGCTGGTTCCATCGTTTTGTCGGCTGGCGTGAATGTAACGACTGCGGAAACTACTAACACGACTGCTACCTTTGACCTTGGTTTTACAGGCGGTTCACCGTACGCTGCAAATGCGTACGCTAACGACGTTGCTTCCAACGCTACCGGCCTGAAAGCGGCTGATCTCGCAAACCCATCCGTCATAGTTACTGCTGACACGATTGATCTTCTGCTCAATACCGCTGCTCCAGTTGACTGCGTGGTGAATGTTTTTGCTATTGTTGCCAACGCTAACTAAACCCAGTGGGGGCTTCGGCCCCTGCTCTTAAAAGGAGAAAATCATGGGTGTTTATAGTGGTATTGCACAAGACAATGTGACCATCAACAGTGGTAAAGCAGTATTGCAAACGATGACTGTAACTACCGGTGTTCGCATGGTTGTTACGGCGGCTGCTGCTGCGGGTACAACCCAAGCTAATGCAACTGCACTAGCTGAAGGTTTGAATGTTGTTTCCGCTGCGGACGGCACAAAGGGCGTTAGATTGCCTACAGCCGTTGCTGGTGCGACTGTAATTGTTAAAAATACTGCTGCTGGCGCGTTGCTTATTTATCCTGCTACTGGAGCAGCAATTAATGCAATCTCAGCCAACGGTTCGTATAGCATTACAAACCTTACCAGCACAATGCTGGTTGCGTCGTCTGCAACTCAATGGTATTCTGTACCTTTAGTTGCTTCGTGATGTAGATTACAGGGGGCTTCGGCCCCTTGTTTTTAGGAGTTAAGAATGCCAGTTAACCTTACGGGTTCAACAATTGCTAATACCTACGATCAACTGATTCATGTTGATGACGGCCCGACGGCTACTGAAAAAACAATTTATAGCGGCACGGGAGTAGCAACGGCGCTAAAAATTAGCACTCTGTCTGCCTCGGTAGACAATATTCGTTTAGATGGCAACACCATCTCTACACTTGATACCAACGGAAATCTCGTGTTAGCCCCTAACGGCACAGGTTCAGTCAGTGCGGCCAAGGTTGATATTACTGGCGGCACAATCGCAGGTATTACGTCAATTGAATCTACGACACTGGCAACAAGTGCCGCAGCAGCAGGTTGCAATCTTACCGGCAGCACGCTGGCCGCAGACGGTACAGACACCAACATTAATCTCAACATCACGCCCAAGGGTACAGGACAGACGCTTAGCTCTGGCAAGATGGGTTACCCCACTGGCACAGGTGGTGCTGTAACGCAATTAACAAGCCGCACCACTGGTGTTACGCTTAACAAGATTACAGGCGAGATTGTTCTATTTGCCGTTGGCCTTGCTGGGAATGACGCGGATCAATTTGTTCTGACCAATAGCACTATTGAAGCAAACGATGTAATTACGCTGTGCATTAAAAACGGCGGCTCGTTAGCAGCAAGCACACGCAGATACTACGTTACACAAGTAAATACAGTTTCTGCGGGAGCATGTACTATTTCAGTAGGTAATATTAGCACTGGGGTCATACCCAGTGAAAGTCCAACTCTTCAGTTTGTTGTACTGAAAGGAGCGGTGGCGTAATGGCTAAGACACCAGCATGGACACGCAAGGAAGGCAAAGACCCCAAGGGGGGTCTAAATGCCGCAGGGCGTGCGTCCTACAACAAGGCCAATCCGGGTAAACCCGGATTAAAGCCGCCAGCACCGAATCCTAAAACAAAAGCAGATGCAGGCCGCAAAGCCAGTTTCTGCGCCCGTATGGGGGGAATGCCCGGCCCGATGAAGGACGAGAAGGGTAAGCCTACTCGTAAAGCTCTTTCACTCAAAGCATGGAATTGTTAACATGGCTGCCAAACCTAAATCCAAATCTACAGTTAATGCGGCTGGCAACTACACCAAGCCTGAGATGCGCAAGCGCATATTCAACAGCGTCAAAGCTGCTGCTGTGCAAGGTACGGGAGCAGGCCAGTGGTCGGCCCGCAAAGCACAACTTGTTGCTAAACGATATAAAGATGCAGGTGGAGGTTACAAATGAGCAAAACAAAACCCCACTATTTACCTGACGGTAAGTTGTACAAAGGTGAGACACACAAAGCTGGCAGCAAGCTGATGAGTGGTACAAAACATTCATCATCTAGCAAGCCCTTGAGCCATATGCAACCCAAGCCAAAGGCCAAGAAGTGAAAGCCCCGCAACAGTCCCTAAAAAACTGGGGCGATCAAAAATGGAGAACCAAAAGTGGTAAAAAATCTTCTGACACTGGTGAGAGATACCTCCCTGAAGCTGCAATTAAAAGTCTTAGCTCTGCTGAGTATGCTGCAACGACCAAAGCCAAGCGGGCAGGAAAAGCCGCCGGAAAACAATTCGTAGCCCAACCCAAAACGGTTGCCGCAAAAACCGCAAAGTATCGTTAACTTAATTAAAGGAATTTGATATGCCCGCAGCCGCACTTGCCTTCAGCCCTCTGGGCCTTACGGTAACATTTACCGCAGCTACCTCTATCCCAACATCTGCTCAAGCTGCATCTTCCGCCCCCCTTACTCGCCCAGCGTATCAGTACAGGATACATAATGTGGGCACAGAGGTTGTGTTGCTAGGCGTAGGAGTAGACAATGCAACGGCTGTAGCTAAGGCAGCGACAATTGGCGCAGGCGCAGTTCCACTTGCTCCGGCTTCTGTTACTGTCCTTGGATTTCCAGCAGGATCATTTTTTACTGGCAAGACCGCTTCTGGTACTTCGGTAGTGTACGTAACTCCCGGAGAAGGCATGTAATATGACAACGGCAAATGAGGTTGAGAACAAACTAATAACGCACGAAGCAATTTGTGCAGAGCGGTACAACACGTTTATATCTCGTGTTGACCGTTTAGAGAAACTGCTTATCAAAGCAGCAGGCACTCTCATCATGGGGATGGCGGGTGTCATTATTGCAATCGTAACCAAAGGAGTTTGATATGCCCATTAAAGCAAAAGAAAAATCTTTAGACGAAATGAAAAAAGATGCTATTAAGAATAGCGTTGATGTACGCGGCTATGCCAAAGGTGGCATGGTAAAAAAACCCAGCATGAAAAAAAGCGGCGTAGTTAAGAAGGCTAAAAAATGAGCAAGATGTTTATTCGGGTTAAAGCAGACGGCTTTATCTATGACTTCAACCCCATTCTGGCAAAAAATCCTGAGTGTGAAGTCGTGTCTGAAGAAGTTGCATACCCAGAACGATTCATTCCACCTGCTGTTGTACAACAAATTGCAGAGGGGGATAAGCCTACCGGACGTAAAAAAAGAGGTACGCTTGATCTAACGACTGCGGAAATTCCTGAAGCTCCGCCGTATACTCCACCTGAGTTAGCTGAAGAAGCTGCTAGAGGAATGCCAAAATGACACCAAGCGAAGTCATCACCGAAGTTAGAAATTTAATCCAAGACAACACAGCGACATTTCGCTATAGCGATGTTGTGTTACTTGGTTTTGTAAATCAAACTTTAAAAAAGATGGTGGTTCTTCGCCCGGATTTGTTTTCTTTTATTACAGATTTTACAACTGTGGCAGATACAACACTACAAAGTTGTCCAACAGATTCTGTACGACTAATGCAAATTTTTCAAGTAACGGACGGAGATGCTGTAACTGAAGTGTCAAAAGAAACTTTGGACAGGATGTATCCTAATTGGGTTAGCGAATCGTCGGGCACGCCCATAAATTTTATGCGGCATGTGCGTAACCCCAATAAATTTTTTGTCTACCCTCGCCCTATTTCGGGTATTGAACTTGTTGGAGAGTACGCACAGTCGCCCATAACTTATGGACTTAACGATACTATTTTATTACTACCCGACGCATATCTTACTTCCGTAGTTGAAGGTACTGTGTTTTTAGCGGAGTCTGTTGATAACGAGCACGTAAATTCTGGGCGTGCTAAATTGTTCTTGGATGTGTTTGTACAAGGTTTAGGCGCTGGACTTCAAACCCGTATAATTACAGACGTTGAAGAAGGCGGGCTTGACCCGAGACAGGTAATCTAATGGCTACACGTAGTTTTTCTTCGCTTACTACGCGGCTACTACCAAGTGTGCCGGGATGCCCCAATCAAACAGTAGTCCAATATATCCGAGATGCTGCAATTAAAGCTTGTGAAAAAACTTTGGTATATCGGTATCAGCAGCCTGTGTTTGATCTGACACCCGGCACATATGTATACACGTATCGTAAACCTGCTGATACACAAGTTCATGCGGTGTTTAGTACTTTAATGAACGACGGGCCGCTAGAAGTTTTACCGCTTGATAAAGCGTTAGCGCTGTATCCTGCATGGGCGGATAAGTACACAACAAGCGCAAACATTGCAGAGTTTGGTTCGGAACCCCGCTCTATTACACAAATTTCTCCAAACGAATTTGCTATATTGCCACTACCAGATGCAGAGCGCACGTATTCTGTGCGGATGTTTTACGCGCTAAAACCTACACGCTCTGCTACAGATATGGATGAGGTAGTGTTTGATGATCTTGAAGATGTTATTATGCATGGTGCACTACAGCAATTATTAGTGCTACCTAACACAAACTGGTCTGATAGGGAGTTGGCTGCCTATCATGCTAAACAGTTTCTTGCGCAAAGCGCAGAGCGCAGAGCAAGGGCAAATCTTAGCAATTCTCGCGGTATGATGCGGGTACAGATGCAACCCTTTGGAGCCTGATATGTCTACAATTAAACTTGTACGCAACGATACTGGCCCACAACTTCGGTTTACACTTACTGATAGCCTTACTGGGGCTGCTGTTGATTTAACTGGGGCAACTGTCACACTACATCTTCGTGCGGTAGACACTACTACAGTTTTATTAAGTCGTAACGCTACTATCCCTGCTCCAGCTACGAATGGAATTGCAGTTCTTGCGTGGCAAACTACAGACTTAGATATTGCCGCCGGGGAGTATGAAGGCGAAGTTGAGATCGTATTGGCGTCTACCTTACGGGAGACTATTTTTGATCTGTTGCAGTTTACAGTCCGAGAAGATTTCACATGAAATTAAAGACCGTAACCAGTTCTATCCGTTTATCTCTGAGGACTTTATCTCAGCGTATGGCTACGACTACGTTAAATATAAAATTACAAACAGTAGCACTTTCAAAACGTCTTGTTGTTGCAATCGGGGATTTTTTAATAATTAAGTTATTAACTGACACTGTTACTACTGCGGAAAATTTAAATCGCGCAACAACAAAATCTTTAGCCGATCCTGCGTTAACATCAGAAATTATAAGTGTTGCTCCCAACAAAATTTTAACCGAAAGCATAGCCTTAGATGATGGGGGTCAACTTTATTTTAGTCAAAATTATCTTGTTGACAACGGAGATTATGTAAGTGCTCTGGGAAAAATCTACACATTATTTAAAGCTATTTCGGAACCAATTACGACTAGTGAAAATTACATTACCGCAATGGCAAAAATATTAACCGATACCCCTTTGGTATCTAGCTCTGGGCTTTTATGCAATCAAAATTATTTTGTTGACTCAACATATTTTTCCGAAGATTACGTAGGTGAATCTCGTGCTTTCTCTTAAAGGTAACTACTATGAATAACGTTGAAAATATCTTGTTGAGTGGACAACTTAGTATTGTATTAACTGATAATACCGGGAAAATTAAAGAGTCGCGCTACATTCCTAATCTTGTGGTAAACACAGGGCTAGGCTATATCACTAGCCGAATGGTTGGAGTAGCCTCGGGTGTGATGAGCCACATGGGTATAGGGTCAGGCACATCAATCGCCTTGGCAGCAGATACCGACCTTGGAAATTTGTTAGGTAGCCGCCAAGCTTTAGATAGCACTACTGTTAGCGGAGCCGCAAACCAGAATGTTGTTTATGTGGCTACATTTGGTGCGGGCGTGGGAACTGGCGCTGTTACTGAAGCAGGTGTATTTAATGCGGTCTCCGCTGGCACAATGCTTTGCCGAACAGTTTTTGCTGTTGTTAATAAAGCAAGTGTTGACTCGATGGTTATTACTTGGACAATTACTTTATCCTAAGGGGTAGCACATGGCAGTTATTTTAACTAGAGCAGGTAAAGGGTCTCCGCTAACAAATGCGGAGATGGATGACAACCTCACTAATCTTAATGTAGGACTTACTACTACTGTTGCTATTACAGGTGGAACAATTGACGGCACAACTATTGGAGCTACAACGCCATCGACGGCTAAGTTTTCTGAAGTTGACGTTGATAACCTAGAGCTTAACGGTAACGCCATTATCTCTACTGATACCAATGGAAATATTGATTTAACACCTAACGGCACTGGTGAAGTTAATATTACTAAAGTAGATATTGATGCTGGCACAATTGACGGCACTGCTATCGGGGGTGTCACGACTGCTGCTGGTGCGTTTACCACTTTAGGTGCTTCTTCTACTGCTACGCTTAACACACTTGCCTCATCTGGTGCAACGTTGACCGGGGGAACTATTAACAACATGTCGGTTGGGAGTACTACTCCTGCTGCCGGAGCATTTACCACACTTACAGCATCTACAGCTATAGGGGCAGCATCCGGCGGCACGGGCGTTATAAATAACGCAGCAGCCACACTAACTCGTTCTGGTAGCCATGCCCTGACACTTACAACTTCCGGCACGACCTCCGTCACTTTACCAACAACAGGCACATTAGCAACGCTTGCTGGCACAGAGACACTAACAAACAAGCGTATTGACCTAAGAGTTACTTCGGCAGCATCAGCATCAACATTAACGCCTAGCGTTGCAACCGCTGATGTTTTTGCCTACACAGCATTGGCGGCAACACTTACTATTAATGCTCCAACAGGAACGCCTGTTGACGGTACTAGACTACTGTTTCGATTTTTAGATAACGGCACAAGCAGAACGTTAACTTGGAACGCTACCTATACTCCCATTGGGATAATTTTACCAACAGCAACAACCGTCAATAAAACAAGTTATATAGGTTGTCTTTATAACGCCAACAACACTCGTTGGGATGTAATTGCAGTAGTCACACAGGCTTAATATGGTAAAAATAGACTTCTCGTTCCCATCCCAACACGGCACATTTTCAGATGCTTTGTGGTTAGAAGATGACCACGAACTAACTCAAGATGAAATCAACGCTATGCAACAGCAAAGGTTTGATAACTGGATTGCCATAGTAACTGCACTCCCATCTGAGGAGGCGTAATGGCTAACAGATATTGGGTTCTTGGTGGAGGGGTATGGGATAGCGCAAGCACATCTAACTGGGCTGCGTTCTCAGGCGGTGCTCCCGGTGCGTCTGTCCCAACAGCGGCAGATAATGTATTCTTTGATGCAAACTCAAACGTAGGAATAACTGCATTTACAATCACTATGGCAGGTTCGCCAAGGGTGTGTAATGACTTCACAGCATCGGGTCTTGATGGAATAATGACGCTTTCTGGTGGGGGTATTGCATTGACAGTATCAGGTAGTCTTACATTTCAAGCTACAAACTTTGTCAATGGAATTGGTGGAACAATAACCTTTAACGCTACATCAACTGGTAAAACAATAACAACTAATGGTATTGCGGTTAGTGGATCAGTTACTTTTAATGGTACTGGTGGGGGGTGGACGCTCGGTTCTGCGTTGACTTGTCAGGTACTAACACTTACCGCTGGAACATTCTCTACATCTACAAGCAACTATGCTGTTACCGCAGACAGCATATCTTCAAGTAACTCAAACGTAAGAACACTTAGTTTAAATGCATCAACAGTTACCTTGAGTAATGTAAATTTCCCTTGGGCAACGGCAACTAGTACAAATTTAACACTTAACGCTGGAACATCAAACATTAGTTGTACTAGCGTTGCTGCTTTTTTTGCTGGGGGTGGTAAAACTTTTTACAACGTATCTTTTACATCTAACGCACTAGTAGCATTATTAGCAGGAATGTCAGGCGCAAACACGTTTAACAACCTAACCATAGCAGGTAGAACGACTGTTGGTCTTGGCGCATTTTCTTTTAGCGCAAACCAGACAATTAATGGCATATTTACAGTAAGTGCTGGTACTGCTTCTGCATATCGAATGCGGATTCTGTCTAACACTTCTGGTACTGCGCGAACATTAATTTGCGGAACAGTATCTTTAACTGATGTTGATTTTAAAGATATTGTTGGGAGTGGTGCAGCAGCCCCATTTACAGGTACTCGATTAGGCAATCACAAAGGCAATACCAATATAACTTTTACTACGGCTAAAACTGTTTACTATCGTCAAACAGGAAATGCTGATTGGGGTGCAACAGGTTCAGGTTCTTGGTCTTCTACATCAGGTGGCGCATTAAATGCGACCATGTTTCCACTAGCACAAGATACCGCTGTATTTCCTGCGGCAACTTATCCCGCATCTACTGCAACAACAACTATTAACGATGACTACCACATTGGCACAATAGACATGTCGTTGAGAACGACAAACCTTATGACGTTGGCAACATCAACGCGAACAAGCATCGTAATTCATGGAAATTGGACAAACGGCACAGGAATAACAATAAGTGGTTCAGGCACTCTTACTTTTGGTGGTCTAACTACACAGACTATTACAAGTGCTGGTAGGTCATTTACTCAGCCTATCACAATTGATAGTGTAGGTGGTACGGTTGTTTTAGCAAGTGCTTTTACAACAGGCGTAACTAGAGCAACAATACTTACTAATGGGACATTAAGTCTCGGATCATTTGTTTTAAACACAGGCACATTTAGTTCATCTAACTCAAACACCAGAACAATTGCTTTTGGTACGGGTAGTATTAGTTGTAATAGCATTTCAGGTGGTACTGTGTGGACTACTAACACCATAACAAACCTTACCACAACAGGCACTCAAGCAGTTACCATAAACAATCCCGGCTCTACTGCAACATCAGTTTTTCCCGGTCTATTATCTGAAGCAAACTCCATTAGTTTTACTTTTACTAATGGAACTTATACGTTGACGTTTTTAAATGGGTTTACGCAGGATACAGCAAGAAATGTTCTTTTTAATTCATCTTTTACGGGAACGTGGGCTGCTACAGGCATTACAACAATTTATGGAAACTTAACGCTTTCTTCTGGAATGACAATGACGGTTTCGAGCAATACTCTAACGTTTGGTGCAACAAGTGGAACAAAAACCATAGCTTCAAACACAAAGACAATGCCTTTCCCTCTTATATTTAGTGGTGTAGGTGGAACGTGGCAACTTCAAGATAATTTAACAACAGGTACAGGAAACCAAGTAAGACTAGACAACGGCACGTTAGACCTAAGCAGCTTTACATTAACTGTAGGTGTTTTCTCTTCAACTAACTCAAACACAAGAACAATTGCTTTTGGTACAGGCAACATAAATTGTGTGGGTAGTGCATCGTGCTGGGACACTACCACTACGACAGGCTTAACCACAACGGGCACTCAAGTAGTTAATATAAATACTAGTGCGGTGTGGCCTACATCTGTTGCTATATACGTAGGCACACTATCTGAAGCAAACTCCATCAGTTTTAATTTTCCTATTGGAAATTATTCGTTGAGTTTTTTAGGAACTGTTGGATATACAGCAAGAAATGTTAACTTTACAGGTTTTACAGGAACGTTGCAAGGGCCAAGTGGAACAATCTATGGAAACTTAACGCTTGCTTCGGCAATGACAGTTAACTATGCAGCAGCTGGTTTGACGTTTGGCGCAACAAGTGGAACAAAGACTATTACTTTTAACGGACAACAACTAAATCTTGCTCTTACGTTTAATGGAATTGGCGGTACTTGGGCGTGTCAAGATGCTTTATATATTTATCGAACGCTAACTATGATAAACGGAACGCTCCAACTTAAAGATGGAGTAACTAGCACACTCGATGGTGAAAGATTTGTTACGTCTGGCACAAACTTAAAATATTTGCAGAGCACATCATCTGGAGTGCAAGCAACGCTATCAAATACAAGCGGCCTAAACACCGTAACCTTTCTTTCAATTCAAGACTGCAACGCTACTGGTGTTGCGCAATATGATGCAACTGCAACAACAAACGTTAATGCAGGCAACAACTCAGGTTGGATTTTTACGGCTGGCGCAGGAAATTTCCTTGCGTTTTTTATGTAATAAAACTTTAGGAGTTATAAAATTGATCCCCTTACTTTACTGGCAATGGCTAGTGCCGCTGTTTCAGCGGTCAAGAAGGGGTGTCAACTTTATAAGGATGTAAAGAGTGCGGCAGGTAATGTTCAGGAAATTCTGGATGACTTACAACAGCAGTTTGCGGGTAAGAAATTATCTAAAGTACAGGTAGCGCAGTACGAAAAAGAAAAGGAACGTGTTAAAGAGATTGCTAAAGCAGACCCAAGTAGTGTGCTTGGGGAGCTTGGACAGCATCTTGGTACTTTTTTTGACACGGTTGACCAAGTTGAGGCGCTGTTCTACGAGGAAGAAAAAAAGTCAACCGAGGTCTACAGAGGAGAGGTATCTGCAAGTCGTCGTGCATTACAGCGTGTAATGGTTCGGACAAAACTTGAATCGTTGCAAGTTGAGTTACGAGAGATGATGGTTTACCAGACTCCTCCCGAACTTGGTAATATATGGACACGTTTTGAAGCAATGCGGGTACAGATTAGAAAAGAGCAAGAAGTAGCAAGAGCAAAAGAGGAGGCGCAAAGGGCAATTGCAAGGCACGAACGAAATTTAGTCATCTCTAAGTGGCAAGATAGAGCGTTGTACTTTGTCGTAATTTTTATCATGGCATTGGAGATATGGGGTCTTCTAATCACAATAGCGATGACACGACGTTCGTCATCGTCTTGGTAGTCTTGTCAATGATTATTTTGTTGGCAGTGCCCTTTTGCGTTTGGGTGTACATGGAAACAGTTGAGCAGCGGGCAATGGTAGAAATATCCATACGCAGGTTTAACAAGATGCAGAAACAACTTGAAGACGAACAAAAGAAACAAGGAGAGAGTAAATGATTCCAATCTTAGGCGCACTACTAGGCACGCTGGCTGAAAATGGTTTGGGCCTTCTGTCATCTGCAATTCAAGCCAAAGGCAAAGAAGTTGTTGAGAAAACTCTTGGGGTAAAAATTCCCGACAACCCTACACCTGAGGATGTAACAAAGCTACGTCAACTTCAATACGACCACGAAGAACGTCTGCTTGAACTTGGCATTGAGAAGGCACGGCTTGAGCAAGAAGAACTCACGGCGCTGTTGGCGGCTCAGGCCAACGAGGAGAACAATGTTTCTACCCGTTGGAACGCTGACATGGCATCCGACTCTTGGCTATCCAAGAACATTCGCCCAATGAGTCTTATAGCTATTTTTGTAGGTTACTTTCTGTTTAGCATGATGTCTGCCTTTGGGTATAACGCCAATGAGTCCTACGTCAATCTGCTTGGGCAGTGGGGTATGCTCATCATGGGTGCGTACTTTGGCGGTAGGACTATTGAAAAACTGGCAGAAATGAGGAATAAAAAATGAGCCTTAGCCAAGAACAAGCCGCGTTTTTATTAGACGCCTGCAAACTAATTCAATACGCCACCGATCAAGGCTTCATGGTTACGGGTGGCGAACTAACACGTACCCCTGAGCAGCAAGCTATTTACGTAAAGACGGGGCGCTCAAAGACATTGAACAGCGTCCATTTAAAACGATGCGCTATCGACCTAAACTTCTTCAAAGACGGTAAAATCATCTGGGACAAGGAGATCCTTGCCCCCCTTGGCACTTACTGGGAAAGCCTGTATCCTAAGAACCGTTGGGGCGGTAACTTCAAGTCTCTTGTAGATTGCCCACACTTTGAACGGAACGTCTAAATGGCAGCAATTAAGATCACCAACTTCCTTGGCACGGCTCCCAAGATAAGCCCGGAGTTGTTGCCAAACACGGCTGCGCAAATTGCAAACAATTGCAAGTTGTACTCGGGTGATCTTATTCCCTACCCACAACCTGTTGTTGTTGACAACACAGTCCGTACAGGCACGATTAAAACGCTGTTTGCGCTACGTGATCCCACGACTGCTGTAAAAGCATGGTTGTCGTGGCTTACTGATGTAGACATTGCTATTGCATCTAAAACCGACAAAGACGAGCAGCGGTTTTACTACTCTGGCGATGGAGCGCCCAAAGTTAGTAACTACGAGTTGGCAACCACTGGCGCGGAGCCATATCCAGTGACGTATTACGACTTAGGGTTACCACTACCAACTACGGTGCTTACAACAGCGGCAACAACATTTACAACAAAGACGACGACAAACTTTTTTCGTGACGCAGGCAACGTCGCAACGATTACAACCAGTGCGGCACATGATTTAGCGTCCGGTAGATTTATTTCGCTGACAGCGTTTACCTTTTTGGCGGGAACATACAACCAAGCGGGCACAACTACAATTAATATGACCATCACCGCTCACGGGTTGGCAAATGGTGTGTCGATCTCGCTTGACTTTTTGTCCGGCACAGCTACAGACGGGACATACACAGTTAGCAATGTGGCAGCAAATACGTTTGACGTTATAGCCGTTTCGGCAGCTACCACTAGTGGGAATGTTAATTTAAACCTTGCAAGTTTCAACGCAACCAACGTAGAGTGTACTGTCACAAGCACCACTACATTTACGTACTTCAGCCCCGGTTTTCAGATCGGATCATCAGGCACACCTATTGCGTTTACAACTGCCAAAGTTGATCTTGGTGGTTTAACTCAAGCGCGTTCTTATGTTTACACATGGTATACACCGTGGGAAGAAGAGTCCATTGCAGCTAAACCATCCGCCAACTTGTTTATTAAAGAAGGGCAGATTGTCACGGTATCAAGTCTACCAACAGCCAAACCTTCGGGTGATAACTTTGTGCGTGGTGTAAAACTCTATCGCACTTTAGCAACGACATCGGGCACAGATTATTTTTTGCTTAGTGAACTGTGGTTTCCCACTACCCTAGCATCTGTGGAACGAACCAGTAATGTGTCTCGTGTAGCTTTAGTTTTTCCGCACAATCTTGGCCTTGATGATCGCTTTAAGATTAGTAGCTGCACTGTGGCTTCGTTCGATATTACGGGCGGCATTGTTACTGATGTCATTGACGACTACACATTTGAGTATGCGCAGGTGGCTGGGGATGTTGCAAACACACTGGTAGTTGCGGGCACGATGTATCACGACGTTTCAGAGAATCCGCCAACCACAACTGCACGGTACTGGGGGGACAGCACGTATGACTTTACAGATGACTTTGAGTCTCGTGACTTGTTTAGCATCCTTGGCACTGATGAATTTGATGCGCCGCCCGAAGATTTGCAAGGACTGACCGCCATCCAGAACAACATTCTTATAGGATTTGTTGGTAATACTTTATATTTTTCTGAGCCGGGTGCGCCACACGCATGGCCTGAAAGCTACTCGGTTAACCTTGAATATAATATTGTAGGTATCGCTGCAATTAATGGCTCTGCATTAGTGACAACAGAGTCATATCCGTTTATTGTGTCGGGGTCTGACCCTGCCAACGGCATGTCCACCCAGCGTATTGATGCTAACTTTCCATGCTTAAATAAAAACAGCATGGTGACGATGGGATACGGCGTCGTGTATTCTACACACGACGGACTGGCAGTATACGCTGTTAGTGCCGGAACAGCTATCATCACTAAGTTGCTGTATAACAACGACACATGGACATCTGCGCTTGACCCAGCAACCGTTATTGCTGAGTATTACGGTGATAACTATTTTGCAGCGCACTCAACCGGGGCGTTTATCTTCGAGCAAGATGCCAAAGCCGGTGGGTTTTTTGTAGATGCTGACTACACTTTTACAACTTCATACTACGATGCTATTGATGGTGTTGTGTATTACGTCAGCGGTGTAAATGGTGACATCTACAAGTGGAACGACTTAAACCAACCCGCTGTTGCAATGGAGTGGAAATCAAAAGTCATTACCACCAAGGATATGATTAACCTTGGCGCGGCGCGTGTTGTGGCTGATTACGCTACGGTATCGACGGTGTGGGATTCATCAACAACGGTATGGGAATCTGTTACCGATATTTGGGATGCTGCTGACAACATTACGTTTTACCTGTGGGCAGACAAAGAACTTATATTGACAACAACTGTTTCAAACTCTAATGTGTTTCGATTGCCCACTGGGTATCGCGCAGACAAGTTCGAAGTTAGCGTAGAAGGCGACATCCGAGTTCGTGCTATTTACCTCGGGGAAACCCCTTACGGATTGCGAGATGTGTGATGGCAACACGAAATTCACGTTTTTCTGCTATCCCCAACATCCCGCAAAGCGGGTTGACTGACTCGCAATCTAGCACAATTTATGCGCTTAAGGAAAATGTTGAGTTGTTGATTGGATCACGTGGTTCAGGCAATGCAACTCGTGCAGTCCTTGGCGGGCAGATAACCGTAGCTAACCCCGCAACGCAGACAATGACTCGTGTTACAGCTATTGGCGCAGGCTTTACAATAAGCGGAGTAAATGTGCCTAGCATTGAGGATTACAATAAATTAATTGTTAATGTGCAACAACTTGCTAATGACGTAACGTCTTTGCAACTCACTGTAAATACGCTTATCAACCAACTGAAAGGCTGAATATGTTTTATCCACCCTCCACAACGTCACTTGATTTGCCGCCAGCTTTGGCAAGCATCTTAACTATAGGTTCTACAACCGCAACCCCGCCAATGCAAAACGCACCGCAAGTTACAGGTCTTTCATCTGGCATGACTAGCATGGGTACTTTTGCACCCTCGTATCAGCAAGGTGGTATGGTTGGCATGGGCGGTATGCCTCAACCTATGAGCAGTATGTCACCGCCTACAAATGTAGGAGTAAACCCAAACGGTACACAAGGCCCAATGTCGCCGCAAATGTTGGAGATGCAAATTAATCAGTTTGCTACGCAGCGTCCGCAAGAAATGGCTAAGATTCGACAAGTCATTATGCAAGAACTTCAAAGCGGAGCACTAACGCAACAAGAACTTAACACTATTGTCCAGTTAGCAACTGTTGCTGCGCAAAATCCAGAGATGTATCCCTACGTCCGCAACTTTGCTATACAGCAGGGCATCACTACAGAGCAAGACTTGCCACCGCAATACGATCAAGGGCTTATCTTTATTCTTTTGCTGGCTGCACGTGCTGCACAGGGCGATTTAGGTGGACAAAACATGATGCAAGGCGGTAGCCCCGCAATGGCAGGTGGCCCATCAATCTCAGCGGCTCAAGTCTCCAGTGGTGCTGTTCCGTCAATGGCACGGGGCGGTATGACCCCAGACTCAAGGAAGTTTGACGGCTCTGTACTAATCAACGCACATGAGGGAGAATATGTCATCCCTAAGCGCGTAGTCGAGATGAAGGGTAAAGAATTTTTTGACACGCTTGTTGAGAAATACAAGGAAACCTAATGCCTACGATGTCTATCGAGATGCTAACGCCGGGGCGGGTCACTGAGTTGTGGCCTGTTCTGGAACCGTATTTTGAAGCAGCATGTAGTGGTAACGAGATTGCCAAGGACGAGATTGACGCAAAGGATATTTACATTCTTGCTCTTACCGGACTTGTAGCAGTCTTTGTTGGTTTTGAAAACAATGAGCCAGCGTGTGTCATGGGCATCCAGTTTTACATCGCCAATGGTAAGAAGGGCGCAGATGTGATGGCGCTTGCAGGGCATGGGTTGATGCGCTTTAAAGCAGCGTACTGGCACATTATTCTTGAGTGGCTGCGTGCTAACGACATAAAGTTTCTTGATGCGTATGCACCTGAGCGTTTGGCAAAAATATACACAAATCGGTTTGGATTCAGTAAATCATGTTCATACGTTCGTATGACGTTATAGGAGAAAATCATGGGTAGTGCTGTAAAAACTATTGTTACTATTGCTGTTGTAGTTGCAATTCCATTTGTTGCCCCGACAATTGCTGCTTCTATTGGCCTGTCCGGTGCTATTGGCGCAACGGCTGGTTCCGCAGTTGTTGGTGCAACACTTGGTGCTGCAAACGCTTCTATCATGGGTGGTGATGTTGAACGAGGGGCATTGATGGGAGGTATAGGCGGGGGTATAGCTGGATACAACTATACCCCTACGATACGACTTGATGCACCTGCGCCTGTGTTTGACTACAACGCAACAACCAACTCTATGGTTCCTGCTCCGGGTTTTGACACTGCTGCTGCTGCTCCGGGTTTAAGTAATATACCAAGTGCAATTGACACACAAACGCTATCAGCAGCAAATGCTACGGTTGATCCAATATCCTCGCTTAACGCAAGCCAAGGGTTTACCGATATTGACAAAGCATATGCACTACAAGGTAGCGAAGCTGCTTTTGGTACATCCTCAGCAGCAACTGCTGCGGATGTTGCTAGTAGAGCAGCAGATTTCAATGCTGCTGCTCCCCCCGCTGCTGCTGCTCCCACTGCTGCTGCCGCTCCTCCTGCCGCTCCTCCTGCCGCTCCAAAAACTTTTGCTGAGGCTCTTGCGGCAGTTCCGGGCGAGCTTAAAGCAAAATTTACTGACCCTAAGGCATTGGCTGATCTGACGCTTCGCGCCGCTGGTGCTCTTGCGGGTTCTTATTTTGCAGGCGACGGCATGTCTGACCAAGAGAAAAAATTAGTTGAAGCACAGACTGCTGAGTTACGTGCATTGCAAGTAAGCAACAAGGCTTTGTTTGACCAGAAACTACAGGCAGCACAAGACCTTATCGGTGAGTCTGAGTATTTTAATCCCGAGTACTTCGGTTTGCAACGTGCTAGAAAAGCCCAACTCGCTGGCGCTAAAATTAAAAGAGGTGCAGCCAGTCAGGGAGGTTTACGTGGTCTTGAGGGTAGTCGTCGCGCATCTGAAGAACGTCGTATTGATTTGGCAACAGGTCGAGACACGGGTACTGCTTTCGATCAAGGATTTGGCGCTGGGATTGCGGGTCGTACACAGACTCGGCAAGCTGGTCTAAGCATGATGCCCGGTATGCAGACTGGATATGGCGCTGATTATAAAAACATATATGACCAATATGCTGCTGCTGATAAACGTTCAAAAGAGAGAGCACAAGGCGCTGGAGATTTGTTTGGTTCATTTGTAGGTACATCCAAAGCAAAAGCTTAACAAGGAAATACTATGAACTTAGGACAATTCCTCAGTAACGCAGGTGCAACTGCGACCAGTATGCGGGCGGCTGAAGAATCCGAACGTGTAGCACAAGAAAATCAATTAAAGATTGAGGAACAAAATCGTCTCGCTGCATTCAAAGCCAAGATGGCACAAGATGCTGCCAGACAAAGACCGCAAGTATCTGCCCCTCAGTTCCAAACAACTTTAGACTCTGCTCCATTTAGTCAATCAGACCGATTGTCAGTGGATGTTTTACCTCCTCCTCCTGCCGCTGCACCTGCACCCGCACCTGTTCCGCGTGTGTCCGTTCCTGCTGCCCCTGCTGCAAATGATGGTTTACCTATGCGTCGCATGAGTCCTGAGGAATGGGCAAGGCTTAACCAACAAGCTGCTAATAGACCGACAAGCGCAATGTCGCAGTATGAATTTCAATCGTTAACTCCAGCGCAACGGCTACGTCGTCTCCAAGATGAAAACGACCGCCGCGCACTTACACGACTTGATGCAAATGTTGCAAAACCGCCTGCTGCTTTGTTTGATGTTATGGCGCTGCCCTATACCGGCTCCGCTGCCCTACTAGAAAAAGGATTGAACGCTGTTGACTTTGCTCGTGTAGGACGAGCCGCTGGTTTTTACGATCCTGATGTTACAAGTGTCACGATCCCCGGTGCAGAGTCAATCACGCCATTTTATGATCGCCTTCGCAGAGCCGAAAATGCAAACCAACCATTGACTGAGAAACAACTCCTTGAGCAACTCAAAGAACAAGACGCTAAAACAATTAAACGAGTACAAGCTGCACCTGCTGCACCTACTAAACCCAACAAAACTGCACTGTCCTACGACAACAAAGTCACGCCATACGATGCACTCATCCAACAAAGTGCAATTCAGTACGGCATTGATCCTGTAGTGTTTAAGCGGTTGCTTGGCACTGAGTCATCGTTCAACCCAACAGCAGTCTCCCCACGTGGCGAGAAGTTTGGTCTGGGCATTGCGCAGATTGCTAGTTCGCACGGTCTAAGTCGTGAACAAAGACTTGATCCCAATATTGCTATCCCTGCTGGGGCGCAGATATTTGCGGCGATGCTAAAACAAGCCGGTGGCGACTATGAGTTAGCCTTGCAACGATACAAGGGTGCGTCTAGTGAAAAAGGCAAAGCCGCAATGGCTGGCCCAATTGACATTATTTTGTCTGGACTAGTATCGTCAGCACAAGCTGCTCCTCCTCCTGCTACGGCAGTACGCCCCGGCGGTAATATGACAGAGGCACAGATTGCAGCACTACAAACAGACCCGTTGGCGCTTAATAAAAATCCACCTGCTCCTGCCGCTGCTCCTGCCGCTGCTCCTGCCGCTGCTCCTGCCGCTGCTCCTGTTGCTCCTGCTCCTGCTCCTGCTCCTGCCGCTGCTCCTGCCGCTGCCGCTGCTCCTGCCACCGCAACTGTGGTACGCACAGACGCAGACTTTTATCTTGGTAACCCACAGTCTATCCCGTATGAGTATCAGAAGTTATCACAAACGTACCAACAAGTAGCATCACAAGCTCAAGAGCAAGCAAACCTTGTAACCCAACAGCGTAACGAGACGGCTCGTCTTGCACAAATGTATATGCAAAGTGGGACAAGCACTGGCATTGATACTGCCATGAGAATGCGCGACGTAGTAAACAATTACGATATTGAACTGCTTAAACTTAAACAAGGTGTTAGCAACGAGCAGCTAAAAGTTACGCAGGGGCGTATATATCTTGAAGGTATGCAGGGACTCCAAGACCTCGCTATTAGCAACGACCCACGTCGCCTTGCCGCAGTGTGGTCACAGTACGCAGGTGTGCCTATCGGTATCCAGCCTCGCTCAGACGGTACGTTCAACATCATGGTCAACGGTAAAAAAACCAAAGAAGGTGTTACCCCCGCTGAACTAAGTAACAATGCACGACTGGCGTTTGATCAAACTTACCGTCAGCAACAAGCTGCTGCGGGTGCAGAGATGAACAAGTTTATGACGCAAGAGCGGTATAAGTCTATGCTCACTATCCAGCAAGGTAATGCTGCTGAGTTAGCTAAGATGATTAGAGAAATTGCGGTTGAGAATACAAAAGGTAATAACGCACAAGCCTTGGAGTGGGCGAAGGCTAACTTCGGCTGGGACATTAAGGCTACAGGGGCCGGAGACGGAACTCTTGTTATAAAACCACCTAACAGTGCGCCGTACATATACAACCCATCAGGTAAAACAATTGAGATAGACGGCGTTAAAATACAGTCAAATTCCGCACAGTTGATTAGCGGCTTGCCTATTCCAGCACAACAAAGACTCAATGCAGTGAGGTAATTTAATGGCAACAGCAGGACTCTCTTTTGCAAACCC